CGATTGGTTAGTGGATCTCTATACGGAATTTGTACGGCTTCACTGGCCCATTTTAAGATGTTGTCGTTGTTGTCGCAAAATCTCATAAATGCCCATTCCCACGAACTGCGATATGTGGGACTTTTGTTACCAACATATTTGGCTGGTCGTGTTGGAACAAATTTACCTCGAGCAAATCTACTCATGGCTTTATATTTCTTGCTTCGAAATTTTGTTGTGTAAACGGTAGACTGTATCCCAATGCGCTGGTAGCCTGTCTATTGTTATTCAACACTTCAGCAACTACTCTGCTGAGTTGTACATCTGTTAAACCTTTTAGTGTGTCTATTACAACAAATGGTTTGACATTTTCAAATTTAGCCTGTGTTAAAATACTGATAGCAGTAGATCTTGCAGCATCAATTTCAAATCCACGTTTTGTAAAAAATCCAACTACTGCATCTATTTCGCTTGCAGCAAAAGATATTTGTGATAAAAAATAATTGTCAAAAAAAGTTTTTACAGCACCACTGCTGTCGTTGATCACTGTAGTTGATCCTGGTAAACTGCTCATGCTAAATTCCTTGGGGTTGCTTTGGTACTGGCCGTGATAGCAGCAGATTGAGGTATCACAATTTTATTCAATCCTCCACTACGTTGTAGTTCAGTGTCTACTGTGGCATTTCCGATGGTATTAGTCAATGTACGATTTATAATACGTTGTCCTTCTGCATCAAGTCCACGTTGCGTAGTGGTCTTGGCATTCTGGTAACTGTTGATTGTTTTCAGTGCATTTGCATAGGCTTCTGCGGGAGGTTGGTAAAACTTTTTGTCGCCAACTTGCTCCAACGGCAACCCTGGACCAATTTTAGTGGGACTAGGAGTTTTGTCATAGTGTTGTATAGCAAAACCTAATGGATCGCCATCTGTTACTCGGCCGTTGCCAAAATACAATCCTTCGTATTCCAAAGTCATTGTAATCTCTTGCGGTTGGCCTGACCCATAATCCACTGTGTCAAATGCAAATGATTTGATGATAGGATTTACCATGGTGTAACTTACGTACTGTTGTTTGGCCATTTGATACAAAACAATATTTTTAAAAAACGGTTTGGTGCTGCCGTTGTCTAAACCATATTTGTAACTGTTGGCTATTTCATTTTTCATAGCATTTCTTGCATAACTGCCTATGGCAAAAGCAGTGCCCGGTGTTGCATAATAATAGGAATAGTAATTTTGCCACATCCTGTGCATGGTGCCATAGTTGTCATCATGAAATTTTAAAGTCACTGGTTGAAACGTCTGTTTAGTCTGTACTTGTTTTATTCTATTGTACTGATTAACCGTTTCAACATTAATATTAAATCCAGGCAATGTTGCATTTTTTACCAACAGATTAATTTCGTTAGGATTTTGCAACAGCATCGACGGCAGTGCATATGCCAGTGGATTTATTTGAAGATTGACATGAAAGAGGTGTTTATGTTTTGGCGCCAGTCGAAATGTGTCATCAGAAAATGTTCTTGCTGCATGCCGTGCATCACGAAGATTGGTCGATGTGGTGTTGGTGAAAAATCCATTTACTTTGTTTGCCATAATATTATTTATGTCGTAAAAAAAGGCCGATAAAATCGACCTTTTCTGTTGCTAGTAATATTACGCAGCAGCGCCGCCACCTGTGGCAATAGCACCATTGGTTCTTGCATAAATTCCCTGAACACCAATACCCGAACTGGCTGCACCAGTCTGTACAGCATTGTCAAATTTCAGTGTCATCTGAATTGTCATTGCTTCGTTAGTGCCATAGTTCATTTCTTGATAGTTGACGTTTTCAATGTAGCAACCATACAATTCCCATCTTTCAAGGATAATTGCTTCGTTACCGCCATTACCGCCGTCAAGCATTTCAAAACTGGTAGTAAACTTGTAATCTACGCCAGATGCAGCACTTGACATTTCAAAAAAGTCAAACTGTTTCTGAACTTGACTGCCAATCTTTTTACTCACTACACCGGTAGAATCATCTCGTAATGTGCATTGAACAGTTTGCCATGCATGACGACCTGCAACATAGATTCTTGAGTTATATGTTGGCAGTTCGATTGCTTCAAACTGTATTGTTGGTCGAGCAAAACTGACCACTTGTTTTGTAAGTTCAAAAGCATCACCACCAGCGCCAGTACCAAAGTTTTCAAAATTCACTCGGAATCTATATTTTAACTTTGGATGCAACATAGTTGCATTGGTATTGGCGCCGCCTAATGGTACTGAAAATCTTGAAAGTGTTGATACTGACATATGTTATCTCCGTCGTATTATTTATCTATTTTATAAACCTGATATTTCGCCAGTATTCTTGATACGCAGTGGAATATAGATAAATTCTACTGCTTTGACTGGTTCAATAGCAATGTCTACATACAATTCGTTGCGATCAATTCTTGCTGGAGTATTGTTACTTTCGTCACACACAACCAAGAAGTCATATAACGCACGTTGTCCTACCAGTTCCAACATCAAACTTTCGCAGGCATTTTTAATTTCTGCTCTAGTAGCCTTGTCATTTGGTTCAAATAGATACGGCTTAGCCAATAGGTTCAACTGTCTACGTAGATATACAATCAAACGTGCTACGTTGACTCTGTCTAATGCGCTGGCATTTCTAGCACGAGTATACTGACCAAATGCTACTAATCCTGCACCTGACAAGAATGTCAACGGATTTACTTTGATGCTTGCCAACGTATCACGTTGACCTTCATTCAATGCCACTGTTTCAAATTCGCCTTCACCAGTGATATAACCCACTGATGTTGCGTTAGTAATGCCGCCTCGACGTGTACCTGCTGGTGCAAACCAAGGATATGCCACTTGATCGTTCAAACTAATAGTTCTCAACATCATATGGCTTGGTGGTACAACAATGTTGTTACCAAAGTTGTCGCTGCTGAAGCCCCATGGGTAATACATTGCTGCATACTCATCGAAACTTACTGCACCTAGGTCGTCGTCTTGTGCTGAGCCGTTGTCATTGTTGCCCCATGCTAACAAACTGGTAGCACTGCTGTTCAAACGTGCTGGTGTGTCAGCCACTACAAAGGCAGTCAATCCACGATCGTAGTTCAGTGTGATCAATTCGCCGATCAATTCTGGATAACCAGGGCAAGCAATTAAGTTAAACACACGACTGTCGCTGTCACGTACAGTTTGATTGCTGTTGACCACTGCCTGTAGGCCTTGGATAACCACTGCACGTTGTGCCTTGCGGCCAAATGTACCGGAACCGTCTACTTGGTTTGCTGCTTCGCTGACCCAACGATGTGGATAGTAAGCACTCATGTATTGACCAGGTGCACCGCCAACTAGCGTGTTGTATGCTGCCAAATCAATATAATTACGTACAAATTTCTTAACGTTGAATCCACTTCGACGTAGATTCCACAACAACATACCCTTCGGATACAATGCAGGCTGTGGGCAGTCAGGGTCTACATAGTCACTGGTTAACAGGTCTGCAATTGTTCCGCTAGGAGCAACTGTTGCTGTACCGCCGCTTGTACCGTAACGAGCATCAGCAAACAACACTCCATCTTCACTGCTTTGATCAGTTTTATCGATCAACACCCACTGATTGTTAGCAGGTAAAGAACTGTTGAATTTGTAAATTACTGGGTAGTTGTCAATGTCGCTGGTGTCGATCCACAGATCACCGTTGACCAATGCTGTTGTGCCGTCATTTTGTGTAGTTGGCTCACTGGCACTGACAATTGGTCCGGCAGGATCTGTTCCGCTGTAACCAGGATAATTTTCATATCCTACCCAATTTGTTCCGTCGTTGATCATAATATCAACTTCGTCAACAATAGAATTGTACCATAACTGTTGATCTTCTGCTAATGCAGTAACTTCTGTTGGGCTGGCTTCAAATGACAATGCTCTCCACTGAGTTGCAACATAATCATGTGTAACATCTCCTGTGGCTGCAACATACAAGTTGGCCGTCGGAGTTACACCGCCCGGATTAAAAATACTGCCGAAAGGAGCATTAGTACCTTCACCAATTAAGATATCTCCGCCGGTAGCATGAGTGATAACAATTCTATTTGAACTGTCTACACTGGCTGTGACATTGATTAAACCTGCTGCATTAACAGCATTGGCAAAATCATCTGCATCATCTATATTTGCATTAGCCGTAAATGTAACTGTTACATCGCTGCTATAAGCATCGTCGCCAACTAGACTTTCTGCAACAACAAACCGATTAATACCGGCTGTAAATGTAGATGCGGTTACTGCTGCACTAGTAATAGTTGTGGCACCAATAGCATTTCTTCTAAACAATTTAAATGTAGCCAGTCTTGGTGTAAGATCTAAACCAAAATCTTCTTCAATATTGAATTTACTGTATAATGCACCAACTGCAAGATTTGCGCCGCCGCCTGTGGGATCTAAAGCAGCCAATGCTGCTGCACCGTTGGCATACAATGGTGCTGCCACTGTTTCCCAAGCGTCTGTTGCACTGTTATAACGTTTTGTTACTAAGTTAGCACCAAGATTGGGGGTTGTTGTTTTAACCCACACAGAACCTGTTGGACGACCAATCACTGTAGATGGACTGTCTGAACGCTTGTATTCGGGTACTGTAGTGTGTGGTTGAATTGACAGTCTAGGAACTAAGTAATTGCCAGCAGTAATACCAAGTGTTGTCAATGCTGTTCCGCTGATAGTAATGGTGTTGGCAATAGTACTATCTTGACTGTCATCACTTAATGCATTATTTGAATAAATTTCTAACTTGTTGTTAACCACTGCGGCATACACACCGGCATTATTGTATGTGCTAGTATTGATAGCCGCTGCTACCCCCGCGAGTGTTGATCCAGCCAGTGTGATTGTTGGCAGTGCTTCAAAATCAACTGTGAAAATAATTGTTCCAGATACTGTTCCAGATACTGTTGCTGTTCCGGCAATAGTTGGCCAACTTTGTGCCCACTCTGGAGAACCAACTTGTACCCAAATGCCGCTGCGATTTTTGTAGTATGTTGCCAATGTTGTAGTCACTGCTACCACAGCATATGAACCTACTGCACCGACAGATCCCTTGGGGGTGTAGTCTTGACCAGCAAAGTCTACAACTTTAGTTGTGTCTGTAATAACCAATGGAACTTTGTTGATAAACTTTTGTCCGTTACCGCCAACTGTGGCAGCATCGCTGTTCCATTCAAAAATACCCCACTTGGTATTGCTGGTGTCTAACCACCATGTTCCGTTTGCTGGATTAGCACTTGGAGCAGTTGCGGTAGCATCTAATTGTGATAGATCAACATTTGCACGTAGTACAAATGCTCTGTTGCTGACGCCTAAATAACTGTAGGCTGCTTGTAGACCGTATTCATTTTGTTCTCCGCCATGAATTGGATTATTACTTGCGTCAGTCTTAAAAATTGCGTCCCCGAATGTGTCAGATAGATCGCGTTGACTGGTCATCAAATACAATGTGTCAGCACTTGATGCTAGTGTACCTGTTGCAATGCCTGTGCCTGCTCCATTTTGTTTGTTGGCCGCTGTGGCCACAACTATCAGCGGAACGGTACCTGGTTCGCTGGGTGTGTAAAAACTTTCGTCAATGACGCTAACTTGTACGCCGGGTGATGATAATGCCATGTTGTATCTCTCCTAAGAGTATTGCTAGTTTTATTTACCCAAAGACATATAAATCAGGGCGATAATATCAGGAGAAAAGGGGTCAAAAAGGGCAATAAATACTAGATGAACAGACCCTTATGTAAATGCGGACTAAGACCCGCAGCCATTAACTATAGAAAAAACAACAGAATATACTATCGCAGCCAATGTGAGACTTGCTTGCGATATGGCGGAATTGGCAAGGGTGTGCCCAAATGGTATCAAGACGGATATCGTATGAAATCAGTGTGCGATAAATGCGGATTCAAAAGCAAGCATCGAGAACAATTCAATGTATTTCACGTAGACGGCAATTTAAACAACAGTAGAAACGCCAATCTCAAGACAGTGTGTGCAAACTGTCAGCGTGTTCTGCACAAAGAGGGAACTGTTTGGAAACAGGGAGACCTGTCACCAGATTTTTGATCTGACCATACAGATCGTCAATATTACCGTTGTTATCTAAAATATGATCAAAGTCATTGCCAATCCAAGCCCACTCACTGGCATGTATTTTACGCATTTTCATAGCATTGATACCTATGTTGTTGCCTTGATTAGCACTGACAGCATCCTGATACCATTCGGGTAAAGCACCTCTTTGTACCCAAGCAATAGCGCCGCCTGCACGTTTTAAAGACAGCAGTTCGTTAGGGAAACGACAATCTGAAATTACAATGTTGTCTCGCGAGTTGCGCAACTTGTTTTCTACGCTGGCAATCCATATGTCGTCATGAAAGCCTTTTCTACACACTTCTGTACCCCAGTATTGTAACACCCAGCGGGGTGTTAGATTAGGCATATCTAGACGTTGACTCCACCAAGGATCAACTTGTTCTCGCCATTCACGGGCCTGTGCCGTACGTCCTTCTAACATTGTACGGTCCCACCCAAACACAGCAGCCACAGCATCTTTCAATGTATTGGCAAAACTTTCTCTTCTAAATCCGTGAAAATTTACTAGATAGTCAGCAACAGTATCTTTGCCGTGACCGATAAAACCGCAGATTCCTATAATCATATTATCTCCTGAGATAGTATATTTTATAGAAAATTGTTGGCTGTGTCAACCTATAATGAATGTATAGCCAGTGCCACCGGAAATCAATGTTTCCAATTCTTTATCCAATGCTGCCATTTCTTCTTTGCCTGCTGACTTGAGGTCTGCACCATTGAGGCCACCTGCGCCACCTGGCCCGGCAATTTGAGCAAACTTACTACGTGCTTCGCCCAGTATGATCTTGGCCACTGCTAAACTGTAGTCTTTTAGCCACTGCTTGGCATACAGGTCTGTTAACAATGCCCAGTCTGGACGATAATTATAGGTTCGCATTAAGATTATTTCGCCTGATGCAAAAGGACGTTGCAACACACGTAATATGTGAGTATTGGGATTGTAGTGATATTCAATAAAACTACCAAACATGCGCCCTACCAGTTCTTGATATTGTGAAAACAGTTCGTATGTCAATAGGCCGCCCAACATATTACCGCTGAGCAAGTACGTGTTGGTATAAGCCATGTTAAAGGGTTCAAACAGTGTGCCGCCACTTCCTGATCCAGACCTGCTGCCGATACTGCGTCTAAACAACTGTCTTACTTCGATAATTTCGTCGGGTAATCTGTATTCATTTTGTTCAATGACAAATTCTAAAAAACTGTAACTTTCTTCAACTGCATTAG